GCGGCCTGGTAGGCGATCGCCGTGATCATCGCAGGGACGACCTCGGAGATGAGGGACGCCGCGCCGGTGATCACCGAGGGGAGCGCCGTGCCGATCGCCGGCAGGATCTGCTGGACGATATCGCCGATGCCGTTGATCAGGATCGGTGCGTTTTCGGCGAGGCGAGCCACCATCGCCGGCACGAGCGTCGTGATCGCGCCGACGATACCCGAAAGGATGCCTGGCAGAGTGCCCTGGATCGACGTGAAGCCGTCGAGGAGCGTCTGCGGGTCAAAGGCCAAGAGGGCGGCGAATGCGCCCGCTACGAGGCCCACAGGGCCTGTCAGCCCCGAGAACACCCCGCCGAGGACGGGGATCTGCGCGAGCATCGGCCCGAGCATGCCGGCGAACGCCCCGAAGACGGGCAGGAGAGGCGCGAGCGCGGGCAGGAACGAAGCCGCGCCGGATGCCGCGCCAGAGAAGTCGAGCGCCGAGAGAATGGAGCCGACGCGCTCCGCGGCGGGAGCGAGGCGCTCACCGATCGCGGTAGCGACCGGCTCGACGACCTTGCCGACCTGGTCGAAAAGGTTGATCAGGCCCGGGAGTACGGCCTTGATACCTTCGAAGATCGGCTTCTGCGCGGTTGCGCCGAGGCGGCCGAGGGAGGCCCCGACATTCGCCATCATGCCGGAGAACGACTGGCCCATCGCCAGAGCCGCCGGGCCGAGGCCGGACTCCATTGCGGACTGGAACGTCGCGAAGTCGACCTTGCCGTCGGAAACCATCTTGGAGGCTTCCTCGGCAGTCACCCCCATTTGCTTTGCGAGGAGCGAGAGGGCTGGCACGCCGCGCTCGGCGAGTTGCTGCAGGACCTCCCCGTTGACCTTGCCGGTCGCCGCGACCTTGCCGAAGATGGTGCCCATCTCCGAGAGCGAGGAGCCACCGACCGCCGCGGTCGACGCGAGGATGCGCAGGGAGCGCTCCATGCCCTCCAGCGGCACGCCGGCGGCCGAGAACGATGCAGCAGCGGAGGCGGCCTCGCCCAGGCCGAAGGAGGTCCCCCTGACGGCGTTGGTCGCCGACTGCATCGTCGCCGCGAGCGCGTCGCCGGTGACGCCGAGGCCCGCGAGCTTGGCCTGCGCGGAGTCGATCGCCTCGAGGCGGGAGAAGCCCTTCGTCAGCGCGACGCCGAGCGTACCGGCAACCGCCGCCCCGGTGGCCTTCGCCGCGGTTTCGAGGGTGCCCTTCATGCCGTTGCCGATGGCGGCGAACGCCGACGAGGCCCCGGACTTGATCGCGTCCCACGCGGATGCCGCGCCGCGCTTGAGCGCCTCCCACGTCGACGAGGCGGCGGAGGCGATCCCGCTGAGGGCCTTGGAGACGGCGGGCGAGACGGCCGCCGCGCCGGCGGCTACCGCATTCCAGGCAGTGCGCGCGACACCGCCGAGGGTGCCGAGCTTGCCGGAGAACGACGAGAGCGCGGCATCCGTCGAGCGGAAGCCGGAGACGAAGTTCTGCACGCCGACGATCCCCGGCTGCAGAGCGCGCGCAGCCACGCCGCCGAGGGAGCCGAGTCGGCCGGTGAGCGCAGACGCGGCCGCGGCGGAGGAGTTGAAACCGGAGACGAAGTTCTGCCCGAGCGCGGTGACCGGCGCGAGGGTGGATACGGCCGTCGACTTCAGCTTGGTCAGCGCGGCGTTGAGGCCCGACTGCAGGGACGACGCCGCGCCCTTGGTGTCGATCGCGGCAGTAAGGGAGGCGCTCAGCGCCTTGCCCATGGATGCGCCGATCTTCGCGAGCGGACCCTTGGTCGCCTTCTCGATATCGCCGGGGACGCCGGAGGCGTCAGCATCCACCGTGATGCTGACCGACCCGATGTTTCCCGCCACGACGCCGCCCTAGCTCGATCGCGCAGAGCGCGAGAGATCAGCGGCCCCGGCCCAGATCGCCAGCGAGCCTATGCTCATCCGAGGCGGGAAACGTCAACGGCCTCTCGCACAGGATAGCGCGAGAGGCCGGGCGACGTGGTATATGCGGTTCAGGCGGCGGGCTTCGGGCCTCCGAGGCCCAAGCTCGCCTTCAGGCCAGCGAACCCCTTCTGCTCGTTCTCGGGCGCCCATGGGGAGCGCTTGTCGATGACCGCCACCCCGCGCGGCGGCCGCCAGAGCTTTGCGCGAAACTTCTCGATATCGGCCGGCGACGAGTTGCGCGTCGCGGACCAGTAGACGAAGTTGGCGAAGCGGTCGAGAGGTAGCGAGCGGAGGTCCGGCATCCCGTGCGCCACGGCGTAACCGTCCAGGCTGGCCCACTGGTCGAGGGCGAGCTGGGCGAGGCGGACGGTTACGAAGTAGGGTCCCCGGTCGCCGCCTCGGCGAGCCTCTGCATGAGCGTCATGATGTGCGGGAGGTCGAGGTCATCATCGGCGTCGTCGAGGCGATCCTGCACCTTCGCGGACTGCTTCTTGCCGAAGGCGAGCAGGATCCAGCCATCCAGCTCCTCGCGGACCTTGCCGGGGTCCTCGCCTGCGGCCTTGGCGCGCTCGGCGAGCTTGAGCGCGATGGTGGATTTCGGAGGAGTGACGAGGTACTCCTGGCCGACGAGAGAGACGGGGAAAGGATCGCGCGGCTCGGCGTCGATCACGATGCGGTTGTTTGCCATGCCCAGAGGGTATCACACCTAATATGCGACGGTCACGGCATGAAGTCGGCGGGGGAGGCGGCGTTGACGGCGCGCCGCATGAAGTGGCCGGGCGGGACGCCGCGAACCCACTTCGCGAAGATGACCGGACCCGAGCCGCGGATCTGGAAGACGAGGAAATCGGCGCGCACCGGTCCATGCGCGCGCGTACCGTCCTCCTGCCAGCCGGTATGCCGCGCGGTCGAGGTGACGGTGTACTGAGGCCAGAGAGCAGCAGCGCGCGTCTTGCGCACCTGCACGCCGCGGATCATCTCGCCGGTGTTGATACGCCCGAGGCCGCGGATGTTGCTGAGGACACGACCGCGGATCCGCTGGCCGGCGCGATAGGCGGCCGCATCCGTGATCTCACCGATGACCGTCTCGCTCGGCCCGAGGTTGTAGGAGACGCGGACCCGACCAGCCACGATCAGCCCGCGCAACCGCAGACGTCGTAGCGGACGGTGTAGGTCCATTCGAACCCGGAGTACCCGCCCTGCTCCTCGAGGGGCACGCCCTGGACGATCGAGCGCGTCCACTCCGAGCAGAGGAGAACCTGCTCGAGCACCGCGGCGTCGAGCGAGAAGCCGCGGCCGTCGTAGTCGACACGCTCCGGCAAGGGAGGCTTGCCGTTGTCGGCGAGCACACCGACGCAGCGGATGACCGCCACGGCGAGGGTGGCGACCCAGAAGTGAACTCCGCAGCGGACGTTGACCGGCGTCGAGCCGGTGGACTGACCGGGGGCGATCGACACGATGCGGCCGTACAGGTAGCCGTTGCAGTCGCCGTCCCACGCCGGCGCGGTGCCGGGAGCGATTGGAACGACGCGGCCCACGGCGCGATCCGCCTCCGCGAGAGCAGCCACCGCGCGCGAGGCGACGTCGTCCATGTAGAGCGCGACGCGATCGGTCACCATGAGCGCGCACCGCCCGAGCGCGGCTTGAAGTCGGGGGAGCGGACCCCGGCAAAGCCCTTGGCGTTCTGACCCTTGATCGATGAGGTCCAGGAGTCGATGAGCCAGATCCCCGTCTTGCCGTCGCCGAGGCCCTGGAAGGAGTCGACGATACCGACGGTCATGCCCTGACGGGTGACCGTCTGCAGGCGCTGCGGGAGCTGGCAGGAGTTGTCGTTGCACGCGGCCTTCGCCAGCTCGCAGGCGAGCACACCGGCCGCGATCTGGCCGCCGAGCGGGACAGCCACCCCGCGACGGTACACGACCTCGAAAGTGCCCGGCTGATCGGCGTTGAGGAGCAGGTCCTGACAGGCCGGCCAGACACCGCCGTCGCGACGCACGAGGTTGCGGCCGTACATGACCTCGTAGGCGCTCGAGGGGACCGGCACGCCGTCGACGCGCACCGAGACGACCTCGGTGATGGGACCCGGAAGGCGAAGCGAGGAGGGGCCGCTCTCGGAGCAGGAGCAGGTCCCCGCGCAGCCGCAACCCATGTTGAACCACTCGCCGCCGATGAGCAGCGGAACCCAGGATCCCGCGCCCGCGCCCCAAGGGTACGGGCCGCGCCCCCAGAAGGTGTTCATCCACCGAGCGGCGGAGCTGCAGCCGGAGCGGCAGGGGCGCACCGACAGTTCGCAGACGCCGAAGATGCGACCGGTCCAATTCCAGAGCAGCTCGGCGGCCATGCGTTCGAAGCCGGCCACCGCGTCGTCGCTGAGCGAGTCGAGCGCAGAGCATCCCGTCGACGCCGCCACGGGCGGGGTGGCGTCGGGGTCGCCCGGCGTCGCGCCGCACGCCTCGTAGCTGACCGGCCAGATGCACATCTCGTCCATAGCGGACCTCCTACAGCCGATGATAGGTCACGAGACGGCCGCGATACCGGCGACGTTGGAGCATTGAACCATCTGCGCGCCTTTCGAGATCGCGGTGTTGTACGCGGCCTGGCTCGCAGCGATATGCCCGACGACGGGCTTGTCGAAGGCGAGCGTCGCATCCCAGGCGGCTTGCGACGCCCCGATATCCATCCCGAGCAGGGACCAGTGAGGTGCCCACAGCGCGAGGTCACCGCTGGCGTAGTCGGCCTGGTAGGCGTAACCCCACGTCTCGAAGCCGAGCGCGGCCGCGGCGTCGGCGAGGCCGGTGTCGGACATGTACTGCTTGACGATCACGCGCGAGGGACCCAGCTCCATGCACATCGCGAGGAACTCGTCGCGGAACGCGCCCCACCCGTAGTTCTTCGGGTCGAGCACGAGGACGTGGGAGGAGCCGTAAGCGTCGCGGATCTGCTCCCACCGCATGAAAGGCTGCGGGCCGCCCGGGCCGATCGTGATCTGATGCTCCTGGACCTGCGCCCACGTCATATCCTTGATCGCCGGGAGGCCCGAGGTACCGGCGACCCGGTTGATGTCGTTGTCGTGCAGGCCGACGCGGACGGCGTCGCTGGTCCGACCGAACGACACCTCGAGCGCGGGATACCCTCGCGCCACCGCGTGGTCGTAGGCGTACATCGACATCTCCGGATAGGAGAGGGAGCCGCCGCGATGCGCCCAGGTCGCGCCGGGGGTAGCGAGGAGCTGCGGCACGTCCATGACCGGCTCAGGAGCCGCGACGCGGATATCCGTCGGCGTCACCCGCTCCCCGCCGGTGAGCACGAAGGCCTGACCAGTACGCCCATCGCTGAGGCGGACGGGATAGCCCTCCACAGGCGGCGGAGTGGCCTTCAGGCGCAGCGCCACCGACTGGGTGGCCTCCCCGGAGACGTCGCCCCAGCCAACGAAGGCAGAGGGAGCGATACCGCTCATTTCCTCCTTGTAGCCCACCCAGATACCGGTGCGCGAGCCGCTGGTGCCTGCGCCGGTCTGGTGGTTGAGCAGGGTCGTGAAGCCCGCAGGGGTCGCCTGCGGGACGTGCGAGATGCCCGCGACGCACTCGTTGCCAGCGAGCACGAAGACGAGGCTCGGCGCGGAGAGTGCGTAACTCGGGGAGCGCCGACCCTTGGGTGCGGTGTTGCCCGCGGCGGACTCGTACACGCCGCGGATATCGGGCGCGAAGCCGGTGACGACCAGCTCGACGTCGGCGGCATCCCAGTACGCAATGCCGCCGACGTTGCGCGAGGCGACGGCGAAAGAATACGAGCCGGCGCTCTGCGAGAGGGCGACGTCATTCGCGTCGGCGACCTTCGCGAAGAGGCCCAGGATGCGGCCGCCCGACGCTCCGGCGTCGAAAGGCTGACCGATGCGCGTCCAGCCCGCGAGGGTGACGTCTGGCGTGGTGCCCTGCGAGCGGAAGAGGCCCGTTAGTACACCGCCCAGCACGACGCCGGCGGGAGCGCCCGGGGTATTGACGGACCCCGAAGTGCGCGCATCCGGCGTCCCGACCGAGCGAGGAGCGATGGGCACGGTCAGTCCTCCGGTAGCTCGATGATGAGCGTCGGATCGGGCAGCCCGACCGGGTCGGGTGCGCCGTTCTCGATGTAGACCATGCGGCCCCACCCAACCTGGTTCACGCCGGCGACATCGGCGACATCGACCTTGTCACCGACCGAGGTAAGCGCCAGGGTGGCATCGGATTGCGCGTCCTGAGCGACCGTGAAGACGTTGTCGAAGTCACCCGTCGTCGCCTTGCCAGCCAGGGCCGCGGTGAGGCCCTCCACGTCGGCGACGACGAGGGAAACCACACCGGATTTGCCCGCGACCGAGACGACGGTACCGGGCGCGAGGAGCGCCTTCCAGTTGCCGAGCGTCGACGCCGGCTCGGCGGCGAGGATGAACGACTGGTTGAGGTCGCTACGGATCGCGACGTCACCGCGCTGAGCAGTGAGCGCGAGCATCGCGGCCTGGCTATCGACCGGGAAGGTGTCGTTGATCGCCAGCGGTGGGAGCTGGGACGTCGGCACGACGCCACCGACGAGATCCGCCTTGGAGGCGAGGCCCGCGGTCAGCGCAGCCGTCGAGGCCTTGCCGCCCACCGTCGCCTCCAGCGCATTGACGAAGTCGCGGAGGCCGCCGATGAACCCACTGACCAGCGGCGCGTACCAGGGGTCGGTGTTTTCCGCGGGGAGAGGGGTGTTGTACGGCATTGCATCCTCCGATTGAGAGAGACGGGAAAGGCCCCGCCGAGCGCGGTGCTCAGGCGGGGCCGTGTCCGAGTGGCCCGTGACCCAGAGGGCCGTGCCCGAGTCCCGAGCCGGG